TTAAGGTCAGAGCCAATAGTGTATTTCATCCATATCCCTGCACCAGCTTTAGGAGCTAAACCTTTTTCAATCGCATATCCATTAAAATCAATAGGTGCGTTTTGATACGTGCCCGTTTTAATGTGCCATTGTTGATCTATGCTTTCACCGTATCTTGAAATACGATTTCGTGTTATTGGTATTATCCATCGGTCGTGTGTATGCCCACTAATAACAACATTTGCATCTGGAAGGTAAACGGCTTTTCTTGCAGTCTGAATGGAATCGCGTGTTACTGGCCCCCCTCCTCCATAACCGTGGTGATATCCAATAATTAAAGGTACTTTTGTACTTTCTTCTAAATAAGAAAAAAATCTACAATAAATATAGCCTGAATAATTGCCTTGAGACATATCCAATTTTTCGCAAATCTTGTCAACTATTCCGTACTCTATTCGTTTTTCTACACTTGTCTCATGGTTACCTGGTGAATAGAAAGCCATAATAGATTTGTATGGCATTAAAAAATTCACCACATCATTAATAACTTCGTCTATGTATCTTGCAGTATTGTATTTAGGATTTAAATCTGCTTTATTTGAACGAGGATCGTATTTGCCTTGCATGAGGTCTAACAAGTCACCAAAAATAAATACTATTGCGTTTCGTTCTAAAGCAAGGTCAAGATGCTGTTTTAATTTTACTCTATCACAATGCACGCTATCTAAATGCACATCTGATATAAATAAAAAATACCTATCCTTTTGATAAATTTGGTAATCTAAAAATTCATGTGTATTGGGAAATATTTTCTTAAGCATAGTTTTTTTTTTAAGGGGAGAAGAAATTAATCAACTCCCCTCGGCTGCCTAAGGTAGCGATTCTTCTGCGCCTATAACTTAAAGCCGATGAGAGCAAAAGCAGCCCCAACGATTGATAATTTTGGAGGCAATTTTACCTCTATCTCTTTGCCTGCACATTCGCGAGATGTTTCCTTGATTTTATCCCAAATGATTTGAGCAAGTTTAATGTACTCTCTCCATGTAAATTTAACCTTGTTGCCTTCCATAAAAACGTTTACCTCTCCGGCAAGTTCCGCTATGTTCATTGAATAACAAGCAATGTCACCTATGGGACTTTTGATTGTGTCTGCTGATTTTAAAACCTCTTTTAAATTAGTCTGCATGATTATTTGTTTTAACGTTTAAAAAATCTTGATATTAATATTCCTAATTGAACACCAGTTATTCGCTTGATGTTTTCCGCAACGCTAAATAACTCTGTTCCAGATATCATCATTGCAACCATGTAAGTAATGGGGAAAGGAATATTAAAGGTATTTTTAGCACCTTCAAAAATTAATATAGCAACAAAGTACACTACTATCTTTTCAGTTGTACGATATAATCCCTTGCTGCTTATTCTTTGCCCTTCCTTCCTTGCAGCCTTGATGCCCGTTATGGTATCCGCAAAAACAACGGCAACCGTAAACAATAGAAAGCCTTGGATAGGGATGAAAAACGAGGCAACAAAGCCGCAGCAAAAGGAAAAGGCAATGAACTCATAGCCTTGGTGTAAAAGTTTTAATATTATTGATTTCATAGTTTTAGTTTGCTTGCATTATAATCCAGTTAGTACCATTACTTACAAGTGTAGCAAATTTACCACCTCCTGATGTTAAAATAGATGTAGTTAAAGTTGTGCTATTTAATGGTTCAACATTTGTGCTATTTGAATTAACTGCACCAGATCCAGAGTTTTTTATTACAAGTGTTTTATTTGTATTACCACTTGCTGATGGTAAAGTAATACTTACAGTTGAACTTTGATTTATATTTACGTACCAATGTGAATAATCACCAAAACTTGAAGATAAAGTAATGCCAGGACCATTAATAGCAAGATATATATTTACAAGATTTGCAGCTGTTGCAGTTAATGTACCACTTGTTAAAGACAATCCAGAACCTACCGTTATTGATCCAAGTGCATTTGATACATTTAAACCTGCTATTTTAGTCATAGAAGCTCCTAAACCAATAATTGCACCACCTGACAAAGTGCTAATTCCTGTAACATTTAAATCTGAACTTGCATTTAAAACACCATTAAATGTTTTAGTGCCTCCAAATGTTTGAGTATTTGCAGTAACTACTCCTGTTGTCGATACGCCTGCATTAGCTACTGAAATTACTGGAGTACTTGTTCCTGTTGCAACTGAAATAGGCAAAGTTCCTGTAACACTTGTAACTGTACCTGTACCCGTTCCTGCACCTATTGCCGTTCTAAAAGTTTCAGCATCTAATGCACTCACAGTGTTATCAGCGTTAAATCTTGGGAATGTAACGGCAGAAGGATTGGTTAAAGTAAACATTGATTGCCCTATTGTTGTACCTCCCAAATCACTGCGCATACCATCCGCTGCTCTTTGGCTTACCGTGTTATCTGCATTATATCTTAAAAATGATATTGCCCCTATGTCTGTCAATAAAAAAGTATTAGCACCTCGCACCGTTGCGCCTAACGCAGTTCTTGCAGCAGATGCAGATGTTGCGCCTGTGCCTCCGTTTGTTAAGGCTAATGTGCCTCCTAATGTAATTGCTCCAGATGTGGCAGAGGATGGTGTAAATCCTGTACTGCCTGCACTAAATGTAGATACACCTGTTGAAGATGTTAAATAGGTTGAATTATCATAAGTTATAGTTGTCCCGCTTGCTTTTACAAAACCAGTACCGTTTAACTTTGTTTGATATGTCGAAGATGCAACGCCAGTTTGCAAATAATTTGTAAGCATACTTGCCGTATCGCTTACCAAAAGTGAGGCAGTTGTATCTCTCCAAACACCTCCGCTACTTAAATAATATAAACTTGCTTTATTGACTGGCGATGTTATCCTTACGTCGTGAAGCTCGTCCAACTCCTGACCATTTCTAATTTTAACGAACAATTCCCCAGAACCAGCATTACTTTTAACACAAACACCAATATACACTGTGTGTTGAGGCGCTTGCGGTTTTGTTGATGTCAAGCCACCAGCCACCGTTGGCGAAAGATAAACCGCTGAATCTTCAACTAATGAACTTGTATTTATATTTGTAATTAAGCCTTCAGTAATTACATAGCCGCTTTGATTATTTAAGATTGATTCAGCAACAATACCAAAGGTACTTGCTGAAAAGGCATCTGTAACACCTAAGGCTTTAGCAACGGTTATACGATTTCCTTGACTTCCCGACAAATATACAGCAGTACCTTTTGCCAACGTTGCGCCCGTGCGATTGTTAACCCGTTGGTGTAACTGTTGACCAATAACATTAGTAACTAAGCCTCCCTTTAATCCTTGTATCAAAGAACCTTGCGTGTCATTATATTCCACTTCGCCTACTCCGACAGTACCATCCTTTGCTGTGTTAAAGGTGATAGAATCAAATGGCATAGTAACTCCGTTTATAATTACCGTATCGCTATTATTAAACTTCCATCCTCCTTTAGTCTTGATATAGCTAAATAAAACGTTGTTAACTGTGTCAAATAAATGGTAAGCATTATTTATAGTAGAAGGTTTTAAAGCCGTTGTATCGCTCGCACGACCGCGCCACACAAGCCCATCTCCCGTAGTCTGATAACCTAATCGTTGTTTATTCCCTGTTGCTGGGTACTGGGCAAAGGCAAAGGATGAAGCCAAAATAATAATGGCAATAACAAGTCTTTCTCGTTTATTGCCTACTTTGTTAATTACCTTTTTCCCGATGCCAAGAACAAGCTCACGGATAAGTACAAGGGCAATCTCGCCAAGTCCTTTTATAAACCTTTTTTCTTTCTTTGGTGCTTTGATTTCTTCCATTAGTTTATGTTTATTGCGAAAACAATGTAATTACTTCCATCGTAATGCGTGTTTGAATCAATAGTAATAGTAGCAGGTGCAGTTATTACATATTGACTTGCTATTAATTTCTGCCCATTCTGGTAAACATGCACAGATGCAGCCAAGTTGGTCAGGGGAAGCACACCTGCATTCTGTGTCCAGGTTAAAACCGCGGATGAGGTATCAAGAAATTCTTGATTAAAGATAGAAACGGCAGAGCCATTTACTGTAACATTATTTATAGTTTCTGTGACATTGCTACTAACTACTCCACCACTTCCAGCATTGTTTGGAATGTTGTTATAATCGTTTGGCTTAGATAAAATTACTCTTTCAGTAAAACTTGGCATTAGTATTCAATTTTATAAAAGTCACCATTCCAAATATCTGTATTTAAATTATAACTGCCTCTTTCAAAAACGTAATATCCTGAAGAATATTCTATTGCTAAATGTGGAAGATAAGGCTGATCTAAACTAAGATTTTGAAATGGCATATCCACCATTCTTAACCTTGGAGTTAATTGACCTTTAATTACTTCATTAATTAACAGCTGGCTAATAGGTTTAGCCGTTCCGTTATTACCAAATTTCCAACCATCACTTATAATATATTGACCACTTGAATTAAGCACTCGCAATGCACCAGTAGTTGTTGCACTTGGGCCGTCGCCAATGTATGTATCATTATCATAACTAACGCTTGATTTATCGTCGTTATCGTTGCCAAATTCTTTTATATCTGCCTGACCTTGTAAAGTACCATCCGGAATAAACTCTAAATAATTATTAGTTAAATAATATTCTATTGTATAATCTGCTTTTATATCAGTCCCTCCTTCATCTCTAACTTCTTTTAATCGCATCTCCCAAATGTATTCTCCAGTTTCAGGAATAGCTAAAGTATCAAATGAAATAGTTTTATTTATAATCTCCGTACCATCTTGTGTAATAACATCTGTATTAAATTCCCACTCATAAAAAGATGTCTCCCAACTTGCAGATGTAAGTTGGAAATTAAAGCCATTTGTAAAAGTTATATTTCTCTTTAAATATTTACTTTCCTTTTTGACTTGAAGGCTTGTAATTGTTGCAGTAACTTTTGGAGTAGAAATAGAATCTAAAATAAACTTTTGAGTTGATGTTGTATATATTTTATAATCGTAATCACCAGAGGATGTAATAATTTTAGTTACTCCTCCTAATCTTAATCTTAACTCTCCGCTTGTTAACTCTACTTTTATTTTAACATAGTAATATTTTCCGCTTATAATATTTTCAGTATTATATTGAGCCGTGCCACTTGCAACAACAGCAAATAATTTGCCGCTTAGCTCTGACCATCCACTGCCAAATGTCCAATCTGTTGGACTAAAAGTTTGTAATGGAATAGCATCAATTATAGATGCCACCTTAACTGCGTAAACAAACATATGGGGAACAAAGCCAGGGCCCGCAGTGCTTAGTGAGCGTTGATATAAAATACCTGTATATGATAACTTTGCCTCTGGACTTGTAGCATCTAATGTGCCAGTTTGTACCGTAGAACCATCATTATTAGTAATATAATTATAAACAATGCCAGCCATTAAGTTGCGTTTAGCATTGTGATTATATCTAAGAATTGTATTTTTTAAAGCTGAATAATAAGACCATCTGCCACCAGATAATCTTAATAATTTACTTGTATTTAAATTGCTTTGTAAGTTTAATAAAGTAAAATCATCCGTAAATGTTCCGCTAACTTGGTCTCCAAATGCTTTATACTTAAAATATCTGTGAGTTTTTGGAGAATTATTGTATTCATTAACTTGGATGAACCAGTATTGTGATCCGCTAAATATTAACCTTGCGCCTAATGCTGTACATATAATATTTAATACATCATAGCAAGATTTATAAATATAATTTCCTTTTGTGTCAGTGTGATAAAATGCTCTATGTTGTATAGCGGTTTTTAATGCAAAATCATTTGCAGCTGAATAGGTAATACTATCCTCATGCCAATTAAATAAAGTATGTAATACAGGCAAATCATTTGCTACTAATTCACTTTGTACAAAATCAAGTTGATTTAAGCAATTTAGTATATGTTGTACAACTGTATCTTGACTTATGTAAGGCCCTACTTCACTTTTATATAACAATGTTTTAAGCCAAGCTATACCATCTATTGCTTGGATACTGGCAATAAAACCAAGTTCAATTGGTACATCTTCAAACTCTATTAAATCAGTAACTATGTAGCCATACCAATTAAAAGCAATAGTTGTATTATCAGCTTTATAAGCACTTATTTGTATCGTAAATCTACCTTCAACTGCCAAGCCTATATCAGTCATTAATGTTTGTAATGCCTGACTATTTATAAGTAATTGTAAATTAAACTTTGAGCCAATTATAGGAGTAAATCTTTCTTCTCCTTGTTTGCTTTCAGAATCATATTGTAATGATATATTTGTTGTATCAAAAGTACCAACTGTTCCGGAGTAATTAGTATCTTTTATTGATACAATTATCTTTCTTTTTTTCTCGTTGTAAACAGTCGTTTGATACCTAACTCCCATTATTGTACTCTATTTAAAGTCTTTTGTGAACGATTTAAAAGAATAATTAAATCATTTCCACTTATCCTTGTTTCCAATACTCCACCACCACCTCCCATGTCACCAAGCATTGATTTTAGCTTAGATAATGGTGCTATTACTTCTGGATCAACTCTTGCGTTTCTATTATCTCCAACTAATGCCATTGTCGGCCCTGTTGCTAAGCCACCTTCGGCAAGTGCAGGCATTTTACTTTTTACTAAACTTGACAATGCTACAAGCGCAATACCACCTGCAATTGCAACGGCAGGATTAATAGGAGGCTTTAATGCTAATTTAATACCAGCAGCAGTTATACCTGTTTGTATAGCTAACTTTCCAAACTGTGCCAAAGCATCAGCCATAGGAGTAATAAGTGCTTTAATACTAAATCCAGCACCACTCAAAGCATTTCCTAACTGCTCGCCAAAGCCAATGGCTAAATCATTTAATGTACTATCAACTATTGTTTTTAAACCTTCATTTAATCTTGCAAAAGCATCTTTTAATAAATTTATTTTTTCATCTGTAACTTGCACTGCATTTCCAGCTGCTATTTGAGCATCTTTAAATGCGTTTGTACTTTGTGTTAATCGTTCTGTTTCAGCGGTTGCACTTTTAAGTTGGTCAGGTAATAAATTTAAGGAAGGTAATAAATTTGTTGCATCCATTGAACCTCTTGTGCCTACTCCACCTCCACCTCCACCTAAACCACCAGTTGATCCTGCATTTGTTGTGCTAGTAGAAATAATCCCACCACCGCTTCCTGTTGCTTTTGCACTTGTAGTAAACAAGGAGGCAAGTTTGCCTTTTAAACTATCGACTGTTTCACCTATTGTTTTAAATCTTGTAGCTACTACTCTTTGCTCCTCTTGGTATTGTGTCATTCCGGATAAATCAAATAGATTTAAACCTAAAGCTTTTTGTAAATTATCAAGTTTGCCTAACACAAAAGTTACTCCTTGCATTACGGAGTTTTTTATATTAATCCAAATGTTTTTAAA